CAATTGGCAAAAGTTTATTGAATACAACATCATTGACGTAGAACTCGTAGACCAACTTGAAGATAAAATGAAGTTGATAGAACTTTGTCTGACGATGGCATATGATGCAAAGGTAAATTATACTGATGTATTTTTCCAAGTTCGTACTTGGGATTCGATAATATATAATTACTTGAAGAGAAAAGATATAGTAATTCCTCCAAAGGTTAAAACAGATAAAGACACACAATACGCAGGTGCATATGTTAAGGAACCGATTCCAGGAAAGTATGATTGGGTGGTTAGTTTTGACCTCAATAGTCTGTACCCTCATCTTATTATGCAATACAATATCTCCCCAGAAACACTCAGGGAGACTCGACATCCCAGTTCGAGTGTTGAAAGGATTCTGAATGAAGAGATAACAGACTTCAATCCAGAGTATGCAACATGTGCAAATGGTGCACAATATAGAAAAGATGTTCGTGGATTTCTTCCAGAGTTGATGGAAAAAATGTATGATGAACGTGTCATCTTTAAAAAAAGAATGATCCAAGCAAAAAAAGACTATGAAAAGACCCCCGATAAATCACTGGAAAAGGAAATTGCAAGATGCAACAATATCCAGATGGCAAAAAAGATTTCTCTTAACAGTGCTTATGGTGCTATTGGGAATCAGTACTTCCGTTATTTTAAATTAGCAAATGCGGAAGCGATCACATTATCTGGTCAAGTTTCTATCCGTTGGATAGAAAACAAAATGAATCGCAAATTGAACAAAATTTTAAATACGGAGGACACTGACTATGTTATTGCTTCAGATACTGATTCCATTTATCTTAATATGGGTCCTTTTGTTGACGCTATATTCAAAGGGAGAGAGGCGACTCATGTTGAGATCGTTGATTTCCTTGACAAGGTGTGTGAGGTGGAATTTGAAAAATATATTTCGAGTTCTTATCAAGCGTTGGCCGACTACGTAAATGCTTATGATCAGAAGATGTTCATGAAA